CTTTCGGTCGAGTTATATAAATATATCCTTATTCCCCAAATGTTTTACAAAGATAAAAAATATTTTTAAAAAATCAAATTTTATTTTGAATTAAATTATAACCGTTGGGGGCAATATCTGAATCTTCTCCAGGTACTTGATAAAAGTATTCGTCCCATATCTTATCAGAATTTAGGATATTAGTGTTTTTTATTTCTAATAATTTCCAATCCATTCCTTTATCCGCCTTTCCAACATTCATTACCCAATCATGTATTTTTTTAGCACCCTCAGGCCAAACAACGTATGCTAACGACGAAGGTTCTAAATCTATTAACCAAAAAACATCTAATTTTTTTTCAACAATACTCTCAAACGTAAAATTAATATCTTTCTTTATTTTAACATCATCCTCAAAAATAAAATACGGTAAATTCTGCTCAGAACATTCTTTCAATAGCTTTAGATGAGTTAAGGTATTACCATAGATACATTCTTTTATTATACCCCACTCTTCAAACTCATTATTTAAAAATAATTCTTCAATCTCATCCGTAACAATTAAATCACGTCCATCAATTGCGTCATAAAAAGAAAACTTTAGATTGTTTTTTTCGAATAATTCCGAAATTTTTTCCCTCCTATCCTGTCTTCTTTTTAATGAAATAACAAAAATTTTATAATCCATATATCATATAACTATTTTTTACTTTATCCATAATATTCTTTAAGTATGAAGTTTAAAACTTCCCCCATTGAGATTTATGTCTATTTTCTTCGGAAAATTTAAACCCTAACCAAATCTCTTTCAATATTGATTTAATCTTTTTCATAGTATTTATTAAGTATGAAGGTCAAAATTAATCAAAATATCTTTAAAGTCAAAACATTAATTGATAGAGAATCCCAATCGGTAGGTATGATGGGTAAGACATTTGACAACACATTCGATGGGTTGTTGTTTTTAATGGGTGGTGAGAAACAATGTTTTTGGATGAAAAATTGTTTAATACCTTTAGATATTATTATCATAAAGAACAATGTGATTGTTAATATACATCACAATTGTCCTCCATGTAATGATGAGTTTGATTGTCCTTCCTATTGTGGGAATGGTAATATCGTACTAGAAATTGAGGGTGGTTCTTGTGAAATCCTTAATATCGAAGCTGGTGATAGTATTACCTATGACCTTTCTTAATCCTCGGTTGAATTTTTAGATTCCTCAATTTTTTCTTTTAACACTTTTTGGAATTCGTTTGCAATCATCTTTGTGAACTTAACGGATGGTGAATCATCTTTTTCAGAATCATATCTATACTGTCCTTGTGGTGGTCTCTTACCTCTACCTAAATAATTAAGTCCTGAGATATTAGTAATACATTTGTGTCCACCTGAGTTAGATTGGATAAGGTCCCAAGCATTGATACCGATTTTATCCATTAAAGAAATTTCTTCTTCAGTTAAATCTTTAAATGGTTTCTCCATCATGTTCTCGATTTTGGCTAAGATTTCTTCACCACCATCCATAAACATAAATTTACCACCATAAAGTGCGTCGAAGTCTTTGAATGTAAATCCAACACTCTCGGGTCCTGCACTTGTTTCACTAACCCACTTCATAGTTGATAGTGGTATTTTTCTCTCCTTTAATTGGTCTTTCCACTTACCGATAACCTCTTGAGCTATTTCCCCAAGATTAACACCTTTAAGTTCTCTTTCTTTTTTAAATGGATTACAAGAAGCTTGAACAAGTCCCATCGGCCACGCCATGATGAGAAAGTCTGCTTCAGGATTATTTCTGAATGGTGTATATCTGTCGTAAGACCCAGGTTTAAACATACTACCCCCACCATATTGGAAAATAATATTGTCAGATACCGTTGGGTACCCCTTCATTTTGTCTGCATAATCTTGTGCATTCTGTTGTAAATCTTCAGGTTTGGCAGCGTTTGTTCTTGTCATCCAAGTTTTAATGTTATTAAGTATAGACATTAATGATGGTTCAGAATCCATAACTAACCCTTCTAAAAATCCAGGTTTGTTTTTAAACGCCAAAAGTAATTTATTAATAACTAACCCCAATAACATTTTATTCTTTTGAAGTGAGTTATCTTTGTCGACTCTATAAATGTAATTAACAACCTCTTGTGGTGTAATGTCATGTTTCGCATAGTCTGCGGAGTCTACAGTATTAATTAATAATATATCAGATGATGGGAATAAATCTTTTGGTGAGACTACTTGAGATATTGTTTCTACGTTTGAACGAGCCCCTCTAAATTGTTTTGATGTTCCTTTCTCAACTCCAACTTGTTTGTCGTGGTGGTCAGTATGAATCACGAACATTGGTTTACCGTGAGCAAAGTCAACAAGGACTGGCATCACATCACCTTCAGCATCGTTCTTCTTAACGGAAAACTCTTTATCACCATATTGAATAATGTGAGCCCCTACAACATCAATACCATTATCTTCAAGGTATTTCTTCATTGCAATTGCGGTTGTTACTCCATCTAAATCTTGGTGAAAATAAATCTCCGCCTTTTGATATCTATTCTTTAAAGCGTTGATATTTCTAATTCCTGTTTCCGATATTATTCTTCTCATTGATTTTATTTTGTGAACCAACTGATTACCTTATCAAATATATCTTGGTTTAATCCTAATTTATGTAATGCTTTGTAAGTGTCTGGCCCAGCAATTCCATCAGGATTGACTTTCTCTGCTTTTTGGAACATCTTAAGTGCGTTAATTGTACCTGGACCCCATTTAGAGTCAACAGGTATTTGGTATAGTTTTCCATTAACCTTCACATTTTTCATTTCAAAATAATCGTTAAGTGCTGTTTGAAGTTCGAAAACATCTTGTCCACTCATTTGATTTTGTTCCTTGATAACTCGTTTAACAATATTAGTTAAATCGGTTTCCGTTAGTCTAATTATTTTCTTTGCCATTATATTTGTTTTATATTAATTTACATTCCAGGGATTGGGTTAAGTTGTCCTGTGAATAACCCTCTGAAGAATTTTGCTAATGGGTCACCAGCAACATTGTCACTCGACATACTTTGTTTTACACTATCAGCTGTTGATGATATTGGGTCCATTGACTCCTCACCTTTAAACGATTCTTTGTAATATTGTTGAGCCTCAGGTGTTTTTTGGTAATTCTCCATCGCCTGATTCATCGCTTGTTCTCCTCCTAATCTTTTAACAACTTCCTCGGCTCCAACCCAGTTTCCAATACCAATGTAATCTAAGAAACCTAACCACCATTTAGTTTGTTGCATCATAATTTTTAATCTTCTACCTTCAGGACTTCTAAATATTCTTGGAATTCCTCCAAAGAATGTTTGACTTAAGAAACCTGGCTTACTTAATGCTGCAACGTCAAAAACTTTCTCAGTCTTAATTAAATCTTTTAATGCTTGAATATCTTTAACACCCGCTTTACCCATTTTTAAATCCGCCTCAAGTGATTTCGCCAAACCACTAACACCTTTACTTTTAGTCCCCGCTCTACCTAATAAGGTGAAGTAATCCATAATAGTGTTCTTCATACCTTTGAATGGCCCTACAGGAATTTCTTTTAAAAAATCATTAACCTTGTTTGCCCATCCACTTGAACCTCCTGCGCTCTGTAAGAATTTACCAACAGGTCCTGGGTCTTTAGCTAATCTACTTATCGCTTCTGCAGCTGCCTTTGGATTTGTCTTCGCAAGTTTTAACGCAACATCTAATTCTTTTGTCGCAGCTGAACCAATTTTCATTGCACCCATTACAGGTTTTGCCACCGCATCTCCAACAAAGAATGGTACTGCAGCAACTAAACTTAAAACACCAAATAGTGTATCTCCTTGTGAAAAATAAGAAATTGCGTTAATTGTGTCTGTGATTGGTGTTGGGTCAACGATACCAACAATATCCATCACGTTATTATACCAAGCTTCATTAATCACTTTACCTTTGTTCTGTTTTTTCTCAGCAACAAGGTTTTGTTTGATTAATATTAATTGGTCTTCGGTGATTACGAATTGAGCCATTTATAGTTTTCTTAATAAATATTCGTAGAAACAAAAAAAAGGGTCATATGACCCTTTTATTATAAATCTAATTCAATTTGTCGATTCTTATCTACAAAGTGCTGAACTCTTTCTTTTGCAACATTAGTATAGTTTTCACTCAATTCTATCCCTAACCATCTCCTTCCACTTATCTCAGCGGCACATAAACTTGTACCACTACCAGCGAACGGGTCGAGTACCACATCGTTTCTATATGTTAATATCTTAATTGCTTTCATTGGGATGTCCATTGAGAAAGTTGCTTTAGTTTGTTGTCTTGTATCTGCAAAGTACTCCCACTGTCCGTAAACCAAACTCATGAACTCTTTCTTATCTTCTTCCTGATACATCATTTTCTGTTTGATAGTACCGTCTTCTTGTTCTAAATCAACCAACTCTCCCTTCCATTGTGGTTCACCTTTAACTTTTTTGATTCGGTCTTTCTTGTAGGCTAATATAACACACTCCTTAGGGTTGTATATGTAAGGACTACTTGGTGACATCCATGAACCCCATGCTGTAGTTTTACTTCTGTGTGGTGAGTTCTCGTCAAGGTCTACAAGTCCGTAGAATTGGAATCCGACTTTTTTCATTATGGACCAAAACTCAGACATAAATAGAATTCTACCACCTCTGTCTTGAACGTTAACTTCATAAGGAATGTTAACCGCAATCCTACCGTCATCCTTTAATAGACGATATGCCTTGGATAACCATTGTTCAGTAAACTTCCAATAGTCTTCCATTGTCATTCTATCGTCATGACTATCATAATCGATACCCACATTGTACGGTGGAGAAGTAACCACCAAGTCAACAGTAGACTCAGGGAGTTTCCCCATTTCAATAATACAGTCTCCTTGAATGATTCTATTTGTTTCTAACATTATAATTTACCTTCTTGTTTTAATTGTTCTCTTATTTTAGTGGCTGAGATATCACTTACCTCTTGTGGTGGTAAATGTTCTATGATATCATATCCAACTCCTCTTCCGAAGTTTACCGATTCAACATCAGGTATTACCATTACAATAACTCTTCCCTCATGGATTAAGTTAAACAATTTAATAGTGATATTATCATGTACCTCTTGTGCGGTAAATGGATTCTGTTCGTTAGGTTCAATGTCTCTAATACAAATTAGAACATTCTTACCTTGTTCAAGTCGTTGGTCAATCAACCACCTGTGTCCATCGTGCCATGGTTGCCATCTTCCGATAAACATTGAGAACTGTTTACCAGGATTATTCTTTAATTTAGGGTCTCCCTCTATGTGTATTTTTTCCATATTAAAATGAGTGTGCTATTATTGTGTCAACACAGATTTCCACTTTTACATTATCCGTACAGATGTTAATAAAATCTTCTGTCGGTGGTTCGTAGTTTTCTACAAAGAAGTTTTCTCTACCTCTTGTCTCACTTGTATGTACATAAACCTCAACTAAGTCATCTCCCATCTTTTCTTTGAATGCTTCTCGTTGGTCTTTATATGGTGATACTAATGACACTACAACATTATTATCCTTACTGTGAAGGTATTGAGATAGTTGTTGCGCAAGTTCTATATTCTTTCTTCTACCTTGTTCGGAGTAATCTTTATTATCGAAGATGTTTCTGATATCATCTCCGTCAACATTAAACCATGGAGATGGTGTGACCATTCCTCCAAGTTTACATAATTCTTTGGCAATGGTAGTCTTACCAGCACCAGGTTGTCCTGTTAACCAATAAATCATAACTCTAAATTTTTAATCTTACGGTCCAAATAGAAAGCCGCCTTCTTAAGGTCTTCTAATTCTTTTGCTTGGTCTTTCTTCCCCGCTCTTGCAACATACTTAACTACGTTGAAGATGTAGGCGTCTTTATCAAGTCCCCAAGCTTCACATACTTTTATTACTTCGTATGGATTGTTTTCCCCACCATAATGGTTGGGGTGATTTACCATTTCGTTTACCATTGTTACTTTATTACTGTGGTGTCTTTTATTTCGCTGTGGTCGTATGGGTACGACTCCAACTGTTTTTTATAGTACTCCATCTCAAGACTATCTCTGAGATACTTAACTCTATCGCGGTCCATTCTTCTATTCACAGATGGTTTGTCGGTAAACAAAAATACCAATGTAACAAACGCTACCATCATTAAACCCATTAATACAAAAAATGTGTTATTTCTCATTACTTTTCTTACCTCTCTTAGTTGATGGTCTATCTTCTGAAACTTCTTCAGTTTCTTTTTTTGAAACAGGTTTAACTCTTCTTGTAAGAGATTTCCACTCACTTTTTGGACAATATGCCCAATAACCCGTTTTTACTTTATTTTCAGCCTCGTTTTCTTCGATTCTGATAACTTCTCCAATCTCTCTTGAGTTGGTTTTCTTAATTGTTTTGATGCACTTCATTGGTTGTTTCCTCCGTGTTTAAATTTTGGTTGATTATTATAAGGATTTCTTCATCAGATTTACCTTTACAGTGTAAATCATAGATTAGCGGACTAAGTTCGTCTTCGAAATAAAGCATGTCACTTTTACCGTAATATTGTTTTAGGTTACCCTCTTTAAGAGCGTTGATACATCTATCGAGTTTGACCCATCTTTTATTGAATCCCATGAAACAATTATAAGAAACTTATAATTCAGAGTCAAAGTTATTATTAATCTTTTCAAAATTTACCACTTGGAAAACATACGCCATGACTTTTCTTTTCATAATTGGTATAATAGTTTGTTCCATAGGTAATTTCTGAGAACATTTCATCTCAAAGATTGGTAGGTTGTGATAGAAATCGGTTGTATTCCAAGTTGAGAACGTATCTATAATGTTTGTCATTGTAAGTT